GTTGTAATACCTGTTGCTTCCTGTCCTTTAGGCGAACGTGCCACCCAAGCCGGAATATCAAGTACCATTCCATAGTCCATGTAAGCATCCATCCAACGGAGAACTTGTTCTCTTTTCTTTTGTGCTTTAGGACAGTTAGGATTCTTCCAGTCACCTTCCCATACGCCTTTACCAATCTGGAAACCACCTGAGTCGCCTAGTATCCAAGAGTTTTCTCTATCTCTGTTACGCACCATATCTTCTTTGGGTGCGTGTTTGTTTACATCAAGTTCTGCGTGTCCTGCTGAGTACAGTGTCCATTGATACTGGAACTGCCCTTGTTGTTGATTAAGATAGTTTAAACTTTCAACACCGTGTGTAAAGTTTGACGGAATTCGCGACTTATCTACATATTCGTCATAACGCTGTTTGCCCACATAAGTAGCATAAAAGCCACTTAGTGCTGGGAGAAATCTAGCGTAGTCATTTTGTGACGCAGTTAAGTCTTTATGCATATTTTACTTACTCTGTGCTGGAAGGATATAGTCGTATGTTGCCATACCTGAGTTAACACTAATCTTCATAGCGCCTTGATCTGAGATGCTCATAGTAGCGTCACCGTCTAAGTTTAGAATTGCTTGTACTTGTGCTACAGGCCAACTCCAAGTGTGTTGTAACGCACCTTCTACTCCGTGCTGGAATACAAATTCACCTGCGTGTGTACTTGCATCACCAAAGCTGAATACCAAGTTACCGTCTACAGTCTTAACATTAAATGTAGGTTCTTCTGCGTGTGCCGCACTCATTAGTTTCATACGTGAAATACTTGCAACACTTGGTTGTACAGTTACGTCCCAAGTTGCACCTTTGAACTTAACAGTTTTAAGTTTTTCTTCAATGATTGCTTTGTTCATAAAGCGATAATCATTTTCAAAATCACCTGCTGCATTTTCAAAGTGAATGTGTGTTGGAACAACTTCACCGTTGCGTTCTGCTTGTACAACTTCAATTTTAGCATTGTCCTTGTATTCAGGATTTTTTAAGTGTAACGATAGTTTGTCTAAGTTAGGCATACCAAATGTGCCTACAAACTCGTTAACTGGATTTGCTGTTGTTGCTGACATAATAACAGAACGATCTTCTGCCATTGAGTCAATTTGTGTGCCTTCTTCGTTGCTTACTTTCACAAGCGACAAAAAGCCTAGTGCGTGAGTATGTGCTACTACGTCTTGTAAGATATCTTTCATTTTATAGTTTCTCCATTGAATAAATTTATTATATTGCCTAAGTTGTTGTTTGTCAAGAACTTTTCTACCGTGTATTTAGGTTTAAAGCCTAGTGCCTTCATTTTTTCTGTGTTAGCACAAGTCCATTCTCGCTCTCCTGGGGTATTTAGACGAACCGGTAAGTCTGGTGCCAAGTCTTGGATCCTAACAGGATTCCCCGTACCAATATCAACTACACCGTTTACATGTGTGTTTTTGATTAGTATTTCAATTGCATCTAGTACATCATTTAAATGAATGAAATCTCTATAGTGTTTGGTAGTGTATTCTAATGTGCCATTGCGTAATTTATTAAAGAACATATTTTCTCTAGGACAGCTATCTGAATACACTGTATGAAAACGCATGCCTAGCATGTTACCTGCATTGTAACGTTCTGCTAGTTCTTCCATGATGTACTTAGACGCCGCATAAGGGTTCAAATCGGGCTCGTAGGCGCTTGAACTGCTTGCATACAGTATACGTGTGTCAGGATAACGTTCAAACAGTCTACGGGTTGCTTCTACGTTATTCATCCAGTATGCCGCAGGATCAGATAAACTTTCACGCACACCACTCTTACCTGCTAGGTGTATGATTAAATCAAACTCTTCTTTAAACTTACAATATAATAAATTTTGACTGTTGTTAAGTTGATCTCTGTCCCATCCATCCTTTAAATCAAAACCTACTACACTATTGTTCTTTTTAAGTCTTTCTAAAAGTGCAGATCCAATAAACCCTCTATGACCGGTTAACATAATTTTCATTTAAAATTCTCCATGTATCTTTCCAGTCTTTTACGTGATATGCTTTGCTTGGATTTTTAAGTAGTTTAGCTAAAGGATAGTCGTTTCCACCTGGCTCCATTTTGTCTCCAAAAAAGACAACTTTCTCATTTTCAAAATCTTTTAAAATTTGACTTTTATCTGCGCCTGTAGGATGAATATCAATACCAGTTTCGCCGCCTACAGTTGCAGTAATACTTTCAAACTCTGTATTAATTTGGTATGCAATACTTTCACGCTCTCTATTAACAATATCAAAATCAACATACATTTTACGTTCTTTCGGCCCTGCACCTCGCCCAACAATACTAAAGTTTATCATGCCCGGTCTTTCTTCGATGTGACGTCCTAACCTTATTGAGAACGGACTTGCTTGTAACCAGCCGTACATTAAGTCGTACAGTTCTTTTGGCGCTTTCCATGTACTTGTACTAACATTCTTATCACCTTCCCAGACATCACTTCCTGAACAATTATAAACCCTTACACAATTATAATAAAAATGTCCAACTTGTTCTAGTGTTTTAGATCTATCACTTCCTGTAACCAAATATATCGCATTATGTGTAGAAAAGTCATTAAGCCATTTTGCAAAACTAGAATCTATTACTCCTCGGCTTGGAGTAATAGTACCGTCGACATCAAAAATAAAATTATTCAACTTATTTCTCCTTTTTACTACACAATGCTCTTTCGCCTTGTGTAAAGGTTGAAGTAAGTACTGCTCGTTCTAATAAGCACTCTTTTTGAGTTTCAAAAGTTTCATATTGAGTGTATTTAGGTTCTGCGATACCAATAACGCTACTTACGATCCAAAGTGTCCACATTGTTTTCCCTTTCTGCTACTCGCTTGCGCAAGTCACTTGACGAGAAGCGGTGATCTCTTTTGTTGAAGTGTAGCTGGATACCCCGCTTCTTGCAAATATCCTTGCCCGTGAAATCCTTTTCACGATACTCTTCACCTAATATTCTAACATCAATATGATACATTGTCAATATATCTTCTAGATCTTTTTCAGTAGCATACGGAACTATTTCGTCTACATACGCTACTGCTTTTAGTTGGGTATAGCGTTCTACAACAGTTTGTATAGGTGAGTTCTTTTCAGGCCTGTCTACGCTTGGATCCATTTGCAATCCGCAGATCAAATAATCACAGTGTTCTTTTGCTTCACGCAACATCTGTACATGTCCTGCGTGTAGTAAATCAAATGTACTACAAGTAAATCCTACTTTCATTGCATATTCTCCGCTAGTTGTTTCAGCATTTCAATTAGTTCTTCAATAGTATTTAGGTCATGTTCGCTTTCTGTATCAATTTCTATTTCTAGTTTAACTTTCACATTAGTCTCCAAAGTCAAACAAACTGTTAAATGTAGTGTGCTGTTTAGTATCCTCTAGTGGATAATCAAGCACACCAATCAAGTTGTCTAATTTGTTGTCAATAATAGTTTCTGCCATAGCCGCATCATCAAATGGCAGTTCTTTAAACCATTCTGGAATACGTAGCTCATCTGTTGGATAAGCAACACTTGTATATGCCAGCGGATTTGCTTTTAGTTTACAAACGATAACTTTCATACCGTCTACAATCTCTTGCGAGTACTTGTCACCGTTCATACGTTTTAGTGTATTCCAGTTAATACTTGCTCTAACGTGTCCTGGCATGTTTGCTTTGCCTTGCTTTTGTTCTAGTCGCTGATAGTGTCCAATTTTATTTGCACGTTTGGGCGAACCTTTCTCCCAACCTGGACGTTCACTAAACTCTTTGCGGAACTCTGTAATACGATCTAGCACTTCTTTTTCAGGAGTATCTGTAAGTACCATTAGCAACAGTTCTTTCAAAAAATCTTGCATAAACACAGGAGTATCTGAACGGCGCAAGTCTAGACCCATTGCTTTTACTTTACCTGGCTTACCGTCTTGATCTGTTCTGAAGCCTTCGTTGTCAACTACCAGTGCCGCATAACGCTTCTTAGTAATATACAAACCTGACTGTGCAACAATTTCTCTACCTGCTGCAATCACATCACTTCTTGTCTTGGGACAGTGAAATGCCTGTGCCATAAACTTTTCAAATGTTGTATTAGCTTGTTCTGCTACTTGATCGTATAATGCAATAGCTTTTTCAGCATTCCATTCTAGTTTACCTGACTCTATGTCATCTTTTAATACAGGCCAAGCACTAAAGTATACAGAGTCAGTATCGCCGTAGATAACACTTTTACCTACATGATCATACTCGCCTGTAATAACATTATTAACTTCGGCACTCATATGCTTAACAATTTGACGACCAGTTAGTGTAGTACTCTGGCCAATACGTTTATCAAAAAAGCGACACCCAGGATTAAGAATAGCGCCATACAAACTGTTAAGATTAATTTTCTTAACCAACTGTCGCTTGTCCCAGTATTCAATTTCTGCTTGGTTTTGTGCATCTTTTGCTTTCTTAAGTTTCTTTTGAAGTTCTTTACGTTCAGCATACCAACGCTTTAGGATACCTGGAATTACACCTTCAAATTCAGTTGTAAATATAGTGCCATTAGCACTAAGCATCCAAGGCATGTGACTGTCAAATATGAGCTTATAAATCTCTGCACCCGATAGTACGTCCGACCTACCATCCTCCCAATCAATTGTAAGTGCAACATCCTTACGTTGCTCCATAACCATTTCGTATTCTTCTGCACCAAATTTTCCTTCCCAACTGCCAGCAAACGATTTCTTCTTTAGTGTCATATCTTCATGTACACGAGCATCCGTATGCTCTGGACGAATCTGTCCTATAATAGTTTCAGGAGCCATGTTTAACGCACGAATCACCGATGGATACAGTGAGTTCAAGTCCATTGAAGCTACCCATTTGTGCAACCCTTTTTTAGGAAACGCAACGTATGCACCTGCTGCTTGTGTGCTTTCAGTATCATCACGCTTAGGACGATTAGGTACACGCAAATCTCTGTTGTGGGCTTCGTTGATAATACCTTGTTCTGTAACAGCAACAGCACCCATTGTTGTTTGTAGCAACACAGTGTTTTCATGTGCAATGCTATTGCTTAGATCAATAAAGCGTAGCTTCTTGTCTAGTTTGTCAAGTAGTGCAGTATCTTGAATGTTATATTCAATAAACTTGCGGAAGTCATTGTTATACAACTGATCAAGTGTACCTTCATACGGTACTTTGTTTTCGCCTACTTCAATCTCACCAATCGCATCTAATCGATATGTATGACGTTCTTCATATGTGTACTTGCGATACAGTTCCAAACTATCCAAGTGTACACGACCAACTAAGTCAAACGTAACAGCTTGCTTCCCATATTTTTCATATTCACGCTTCTTGGGCAACTGCCCCCACAAGCAGAATCTGCGTGTGTCGTCTTTACTCAACACTCGTGAAACACGGTTTACAGTATACGGAATATCGTATCCTTCACTGTTCCAGCCACTTAGTATGTCTGCGTCTTGTATCAAGTCCAAGAACGTGTTTAGCATTTCGCCTTCGTCCTCAAACAGTACAACACCTTCGATGCCTTCAACTTCTTTTTGTGCTTGCTCCATAGTAAGTGTTTTAGGTGGAACAGCAAGACACACCATTGTTTCTAACCATTGCAAGTATACAGATACAGATGTAATGCCCATAAACGGATCACTCGGATCAGCAAACCCACGTTCTGGATCAAAGTCTGTCTCAATATCGAAAAACGCAATGTTTAGTTTAGGTGCATCTTGATTGAGATAGTTTTCGCTTAAACACTGAAATAAAGGATTAATGTCACTTTCAAATAGTTCTTTGCCTTTGTTAATGGCAACTTCTTTGCGAAAGTCTTTTGTGTTCTTACATACAATACGTGACAGCGGATCTCCGTACACACTCTTGTACTTACCCTTAGGGTCTTTATAATAAAAAGTATATTTTGCAGGGTATTCTGTAAACTGTCGTTTACCATCGCGTCTCTCTACGACACGGATAATATCTTGATCGCGATCAAACATCGCATCTACGTATGGCATTTAATTTTTCTCCTCGTTGCTTGTGGCCAACTTAACCATCTACTTGTTCTTTTGAACGAGACTTGTACCATTGTACCAGTCCGTAAATACTTAGCGCAAACCAGAACACTTCAATAATAATACTGGATAGGTTAGGTTTGTAGTATAAATTAATGCCGAGCAGTATAGCAACAACAGCATTATTGAAGCTATACCAAAAACCCTTTGCATCTATTTTGCCAAACTGTAGTAGGGCAAATGTACTGACTAAGATTACAACTCCAACGTTGCCTACAAAGTCGCTCCATTCATAAGTATATTCCATTTATTACCGTATAAAATAATTGTATATTCCGTACAAGTCTACAAACAAGAACACAAAGTTTTGTATAAACATTGGTTTGTCTTTTAACTTGAAAAATAATAAACTTAAAAGTATATGGGCTGTTGCAAATACAACAAAGCCCCAGCGACTATATTCAAAGTTAGTAGAAAGTAACAAAGCAGCAATAAAAAATAATATTGTGCCTATCCATTTTACACTTTCTTGATATATTATCATTATACTTTGTCGTATCCAGTAATAGAAACAATTGCTTCAAGCTCTTCAAAGTCTGCATTTTGCTGACCCCAGTCACGGTTTTTAGCAATTTTAATTGCTTTATTAATGAGACTAGGCTTGACATCTAATTCTTCTGCTACTGCCTTTACAGTGTCTTTCATACCACCTTGCAGATC